ATCCCTTCCTTCGGGTGTTGCAGAGCAATGAATTATTATTTTATTTATTTTTCTCATTTTTAATCTTACCCTTAAGTCCGTAATAGAGCTCTTTTCCTAAAAGCCCAAAAAAACCACCAATTAAACCAATTAATGCAGCTTGAACTAATCCTAAGATGCTTATTGACGATACAGCTGTAAAGATGTATCCTGCTACAAATGATATTTTGCTATCCAAATTCATTATCTTTTTTTTCCGCCACCTCTAGCTCTGTTCTTCTTCTGTGACTCCAGAACTAAACGTCCGCTTTTGTGTGAGCAATCTAATTTATCTCCTTTTTTTGATTTTTTGTTTTTTCTATTAAATAAATTACATTCTACTCTTTTGCGAACAGCTTCTTTTTTCTTTTGAGCCTTCGCTGAGGTTTTCCTATGCTTTTTTCTAGCTTCAGGATTATCACGATAATATTTTGCCGTTCTACTTAACATTATTTCTTGTATGGGAACATTCTATTTAACGTATCTCTTCTTTCTCCACACCCACAAGGCTTGCCTGTAGCTTTACTCACGGAGTCAACAACTTTTTTAATTCCAGTTGCCTTTGTTAATTTTTCTACACTATCTCCTAATCCTCTTGATTTCATAATATTATTTTTTACAAGTACAAAGTTTATTTGGACACGAATCTGTATTAAACATAATTTTTGAAACTAACCAGTTCCACTTGCACTGAAATTTACACCAAAGCGCCTGTATTTTTAATCCTAATTTTACTAAAAATTTTCCCATTTTAATTACAATTATTTTTTGTTTGTTTTTTTATAGCTCCTGGCGTGTTTTTTAGGCGTTTAGCAATTGCAACCCCTGTTCCAATATCTCCAGCAATAGCTTGGAAATTTCCAGACGAGATATGCCCTATTAAGTTTTTTGCTAAATTAGTAACTCTACCAACTGTTGTTCCTTGAATATTAGATTTAAGCTGATTTATTTGGTCACTAAAATCTTTTACATCTGTAAAAATCTCTCTTACCTGAGAAACGCCACCCCTCTCGGTTCTTATATTTTGACGAGCCTCTTCCCTAATAGCTTTTTTTTCTTCTTTTGTACTCGCATTCTTCAACGCACTTCTTCTTGACCTTCGGACATTTCGAATGTTTTCTCTTTTCTGTTTGTCGTTTTCAATTTTAGGGACAAAGAAAACGCCTTTACCAATAAGAGGTTTTTTTTCTGACATATTACTTTTTCTTTCTAGATGTTAAACTTCTTAAACTAGCGTTTATTTCTTTAGGGTCAATATTAGACTTTATATCAATCTTAGAAGGCTCTACTCCTTTTTTCATATTTTGTAGCTGTTGTTGTATTCTTGGGCTATAGTAGGCGTTTGATATACTTTGTATATTTCTATATTGTCTACGAGAAACCTCAGAAGCCCCAAAACCTCCTCTACTTTGCTGGTTAAAAGCCGCCGTTCTTGTTGCATGAGCTAAGTCGTCTGCTGCACTCTCGTTACCTTTTGCCAGGAGCTTAGATGCATTATACATGCCTTTAATCATGCTTGATGAAATTGAAGCTGCTCTTTTAGCTCCTTTTTCTGCAGATTTTTTTTGAGCCTTGTTACCCCCAAAATATCCTTTTAAAGATTTGTCTTGTTTGTATTTAGCCTCATTGTAGTGTGTTTCAGAACCAACCCTTGGAGTTCCTGTGGCATCGCTTGTAGAGTATTTGTACCCTCTTTGTGTTGGTCCTTGGTTTCTCATTGGGTTGAATACTTTAGAATCAAACTGAAACTGACTACCCAAATAAGGATACTTTTTTGTATCACTCTTTGTAAACGTTGTTTTGGTGTTAGATAGATAGCTCTGTACTTTAGAACTAGCAGATTCATTTGTTATTTTTTTCTTTTTATCTGGCATGATTATATATTTTTTAGTATTTACCTCTTTTTGATTTTGGAGAAGATTTGGTACTTCCGCCTTTACCTGCCCACAAATTTTTACAAGCCCAATAACGAGCAGTTAATTTATTTGTAGCACTTGAACATTTATGTCTTGCTTTAAATGATTTCCTTGCAGCAGCCGAATAGTTGTGTCCATATCCTTTTGCGCCAAAATGAATAAGCTTTTCTTTTCCTCCTGAGCACGCCTTGACCATTTTCTTCTTTCCAGCTCTATCTGATTTCTTTGGCTTATTACAAGACATTTTACTTTTATCTGCCATAATTATACGAATTCTAATATTCTGTAAAAAATAATTACTTTTACTTCAAACTCAGTTGGTGGATTGGGGTTTGTAATAACTAAATCAGGACCTCCTTTTAGTATCAGTGCACTATTTGGTCCCGTGTTATTAAACTGAACATCTTTAGCAATATCATAAAAATAATGCTCTCCGAAGCCATTAGCAATAAAATCTGGAATCCTACAGAACTCGCTTGGTGCTCCTTCAACCATAATTCCAAGTTTTGGCTGTATAACTGCACTAATAGAAAAACCAGTTCCAACAGTAGGTTCAGGAGAGTGATAAGCACACGCCTCTACTACTATTACTTTTCCTTCTCCAGGAGCAGGTATTAATTCTACAGAACCTTGGTTATTCAAACTAAGTATATCGTCTTGGTCTAAATCAACTTGAGTTTGAACTACACTAGTGCTAGCTATAAAGTTCTTTAGAGCGGAAACAGAGAAGTTTTTAGTTTTTCCCTGGTCCTCTCCTGTTGTACCGTCTGTACCAATAACCTTGTCACTTAGGTGTATCGTAGAATCTAATTCGTATAAACTTATATTTGCCATTATCTTTTTGTAAATTTCTTAGTTACTTTTCCTGCTTTTGTGTTTGAAACAACTGTTTTTCCTTTTCTTCCTTCTTTTTTCTTCTTTTTCGCAGTAGCAGCTCTTTCGGACTTGCTCATGCTTTTTGCTTTCTTCAATGGAAGACATCTATCTGGGTTCTTCTTATCCTTGCTCGTTCCACAAGCTCCAAGAATAGAACCGTCAGTTCCTATTCTTACCCACTTCTCATCTCTCCATTTTTTAAGTTCGCCCATTTACTCTGATGCTTTTGACGCTATTTTTATAGCTGCTTTTTTACTTAATTTCTTTGCAGCATATTTAATTATAGCCTTTACTCCTCCAGCGGCAGCGCCAGCTGCATATGTAAGTGCCGAACCGTCACCAAGCATAACTGGACCTGGGTCAGGGACATTCATAGTTTTAGCAAGCTCCATTAATTTTGCATCTGCCTCCAAATCTCTAGGTTGAGTTTTCTTTTTTAATGGCATCTTATTAGTATTAAAAACCGCTCTATTAGATAATCTATCTACAGTTGCGTTTTTAAATCCATATGAGTTGTAATCTATGTCAGGCATAATTATTTCTTTTTACTTTTTTTCTTAGATTTCTTTTTTTTCTTAGCCATTGGCTTAGACTTGTTTTTACTGTAAGTTGCGCTTCCGTATGGCATAATTATCCTTTTTTGTTTTTATTTAACTTTTTAAAGTCAGCTTTTGTTATTTGGTCAAATGGAGGAGCTAGTCTAGCTATCTTCATTTGCCCAGCAGAAAGCTTTTTACTTTTTTTTACTTTTTTTGGCATAGTTCGGGTCTTTACAATATTTACTTGCAGCCATGTTAGCATAAGCAGAAGGGTATGTGTCAAAAGTCCTCTTTGCCCAAGCTATTCCTGCGGAGCATATTTTATTTCCCTTACCTTTTTTCTTCTCTTTTGCCATTGGTCTTATTTGTACAGCAAATATACCAAAAAATGTTTTTCGTATTTTTGCCCTATACTCAATTTAATTTAATGATAAAAACTTACAAAAGAAAGTCTTTTAAAAGACAGCCAAGGCAAAGAGAGCATAACTTTTTAAAATACTGGAGAGTCGTAAAATACTATATAAAAAGAAAATACGAAATATCTTCAATGGAGCTAGATATGCTTTTGTATCTCTATGATTTGCCGTATTTTAAAAAAGAAGATTTTAATTACTATGGAAACACAATGTCTTGGGACAAAAAAAGATTTTTCGAGATGGTAAACAAAGGGCTTATAAAAGAGTGGAGGCCAGGAGGCGAGAAATATGCTAGAGCAAAGCTATGGGAGTTAAGTCATAAAGGAAAAACAATATGCTCTTTAACGTACAAAAAATTAAACAAAGAAGAGCCTATTTCAGAAGAACCTCGCTCTAATCCTATATTTAAAAAACAAAATTACATGGATAAAGTTTACAGAAATATAATTCAGGGAATGAATAGAGCTAAAAGCCACTCTGATAAAGGCTAACCGCTTGTTTGAGCAATGAGTAGTTTCTTATTGATGTTATTTTCTTTAACTCTCTCATTTTAAGTTTATCTCCTTTATCTGTCAATACATCTATAGCTTCTATTGCCCTGCTTATAAGGTTTTCTTGTTTTATTTCTTTATTAGCGTTAGCTAGTGATTTTTTTACATCGTCACTAAAATACCAGCTAGCAAGATATCTAGATGTGTTTAGTTTTTCAGCTATTTTTGTTACTGTTATTTTTTCCTTATTCAACCAAAGCTCCTCTATAACTTGTTCTATCTGAGATGAGGTTGGTTTTTCTTTGGCGCCAATAATTGAACCAACTATTTTCATTTTGGTTTTTTTATCAATCATTTTGGATGGGTTAAATATGATTTTTCTTAACCGAGCACAATAAGGCTTAGTTTTTTTATCAAAAACCTTTTCAATCATACTTTCCACTCTGTACGCTCCGTATGTTCTTATTATATGCCCTCTATCTCTATCTGAAAGTTCAACGAATAGTTTTTTCATTAGTTCAACATCAAACCCCTTATTTAGGTGTATGAACTTTTCTGCGATATACTCCAGCTCCGAAAATGAGTTTATCTTCCTAGTCGTTCTGTAAAGAGAGTAGAACTTACACCCGTCAGGAAAATAAAGGTAATCTTCACCCTCGAACCTGAAAGGTGTCTGCATTATTATACGATACCTTTCGTAATCAAACAGCGGAATCAACATCATCCATAGTTACAACTACGTCCCTTTCACGAATAGCTTTGAATTTTTCTCCCTTTAGTCTAAGCTCAGAGCCAGATATCTTGTCAAAGTAAACGAATTGTCCAGGATAAACCTCTTTCACGTCGTCTCCGACAGTTACAACCTCTCCAATCACATAACGTATATTGTTGTCTGATTTCTCAGTCATAATAAGACCTAACTCATTCTTTTGAATGACTTCCTCGTCTTTTACGATTATAAAACTACCTACTGCTTTCATCTCTTTTTATTCTTTTGTTTGAAATTACACATGATGTTGTTAGTATGGTAGAGGCAACAGAAGCTGAGTTAAGTACAGCGTTTTTTGTGACCTTGAACGGGTCAACTATTCCCATTTTAAACATGTTACCATATTTTTTTGTTTTGACATCAAAACCGAAGTTCTTACGCTTATTTTCCATTGCATCAATGATGTCTTGGTCAATTACATCCATTGCATTTAACATAATCCTGTTCCAAGGGCTAGATAGTACGGAAACCATCATTTTATACCCTAAGTTAAATGAATTACTACTTCGAGGAGGTTTTTGCGATATTTTTCTAGCCGCATCAATTAGTGCAATTCCGCCACCAGCAACTATTCCTTCTTCTAAGGCAGCCTTAGTTGCATGGATGGAGTCATCTACTCTGTCTTTCTTTTCTTTAAGCTCTACCTCAGAGTTTCCTGCGAGTTTAATAGTAGCCACCCCTCCAGCTAGTTTTGATAATCGGTCTTGTAAGTGCCATTTATCGGATTTATTCTTCGTTAGTCGGATTTCTTTATTCAACCACTCGATAACCTCATCTTTCTTTGTGTTTACCTCTTCGTCAAACACCAAAACTGTTTCAGTTGAGTTAGAAATCATCTGACGACACGTACCTAAGTAGTTTTCGTCGATATTTTGTTTTGAATCTCCTGACATTTCTGAAATCATCTTAGCTCCAGTCATAAGACACAAGTCTTCCAGTAGTTCGAACTTTTTAAGGCCGATACCTTCAGGTGTAATAAAGTTAGCTGTAAGGTTCTTTTTATTTATATTCTGAGCTATGAACAATTTTACTCTATCGTCAAGGTCAGAAACAATTAGAAGTGGGCGTTTTTGCTTGATTGACTGCTCAAAAGCGAAATGTAGCCTTTCGTGCATGTCAATTTTCATATCACTCACCACAATTAGTGGGTTTTGGTACTCCACTGACTTGTTTCTAAGGTTATTTACGCTAAATGGCGTGCCATACCCTCTGTTTATCTTAGTTCCATTAGTTATTTCGGTGTAATCCTCGCCTGTGGTGGACTCGTCCATGGTTACAACACCATCTTTACCTACTTTTAGGTAGGCATCAGATATCATCTTACCAATATACTCATCTCCGTTGGCAGAAATCTTAGCCACCTCTAGTAATTTCTCGTCTGTAACGTCTACTTTTAGTTTTTCAAGCTCTTTTACGATATCCTTTGCCGCTTCTTCGATTCCAGACTTAGCTTGTGTTACGTTTTCTATGTTTGAAATGTTCTTAAAACACTCATCTATGAGTTTTGCAGCTAAAACACAGGAAGTTGTCGTCCCATCACCTGCCTCTGAAGCTGTTTTTTGGCTAGCTTGCTTCAAAATACTACACCCTAAGTTCTCTACGGGGTCCGATAGCAGTACACTATTAGCTACTGTAACCCCATCCTTAGTAATATGTGGGTTTCCGAACTGGTCTTCGATAATTACCGTTCTACCCGATGCTCCAAGTGTGGAGGCAACCGCATCAGCTAGTATATCTACTCCTTTTTTTAGTTTCTCACGCCCATCGGACCCAAAAACTATCTGTTTTTCTATCATAATATTTAGATTTAATTATATTCTTTTCTTTTCTTCTTCTCTTCTTTTTATATAGGCATGTCGTTTTTTAGCCATATATTTTTATAAGGTCAAAATTTGTACCGTAAGTTACTGACTGTCAGGATGTCTTGTTTGTCGCTTGCTTGTCGCTTGCTTGTCGCTCAATTTCGTCTATTTTTTGTTGAAGTTTTTGGATTAAAATCTTCGTCCCAGGTCGTTGTTTGAGTGAAATAATCTCCTGACACAGTCGTGTTATTATTCGTGACATTTATACTGTTATTTGTTACCCACATAATTATCCTTTTATAAAATGAGTTGCCCATGCAATAAGCCCGTTGAGGTTTAAGGCAACTAAATTCCATTGCTTTTTAAAAGATACTTGAACTATGACACACACAAACCCGAGAACGTAAAGAATAGGTTCTATGGTCCATTGTGCCGATATTAGTAATCCAGCGCCAAGGTATCCAATTCTAGACGATAGCTTTTCTTGAATAGACATTTTTCTGTCTTCTACCATCAACCTTAGTATTCTTTGTCTAAAACGGTACTCACACTTTTTACAAGTTAGCTTACTGTCGCTTTTAAACTTGTCGTTGGTTTTGTTCTTCAAACACTTGTTACAATACCTCATATATGAATTCTAATATGAAGCCCCATAAGCCTATTGCTATAAGACCTATGACTATCCAGGTGACCGATTTTGTGTAATCTTTTTTCATATTGTAAAGATACAAAAAAAATAATAAAATGTGGCGCATTATTGTAAATTAATACTGACCATTATTAAGTGTAATAGGTGTTTTCAAAAAACCGCCACGCAAATACATAGGTTTTGGATAACCTGTACTTTATATACACTCTACACTATTACAAAACGTTTTCTCTTAACCCACGGGGTACTTATTATTCCTACAACTATCTAAAACTTTTAGCTTTTTTTGAACCCTGTATATTTTACAACTAACTCTATTGTACGCTCGCCAAGCTTCGCTTGTCTCGCTTTGACGGATACCCCTGGTATCCTTTAACTCACCCCGTATACCCCCACCCCCTAGAGATAATTCTTTCTTGCCTGTTCACAATCATTCGATAACCCACCCTATCCCTACATAAATACTAAACAATACATTACCACTTGTACTATAATTGACTCTATATATATACTGCTGGTAGAACGTTGTCATAGTTTGTCAATCGTTGCGGGCGTAGACATTGGTAGTTGCATATCAATTAACGCTCGGGTCGTGGCCCTCGCAGCCGCCCAATGGTCAGGGCTCTCACACACACGTCTATTGAAATATACTGCATCGAGCTAATCACCCTCTCGGGTGGCTCTCGTAATATTGTATAAGTAAAGACAGTCTTCGAAGAGGAACACTCTCCGAAGCCTCGCCAGCGCTCCGTCAAATAATTTTCTTCTAATGAAAAATTATTGGACAGTCGGTCTTGACTAATGCAATATTATCTACGGTAAGCTAACGCTTCCCTTGACAGCGCAAAGACGGCGAGTGTGCGTGAGAGTCACGTACACATTAATTTAATTTATATATTATGAATAATTCATCTTACAAATCAGTTCCAGTTATCGCATCAATCATCGGTAGCAAATCAAGAAAAGCAATGTACTTAACTAACGTAACATCGCTTGACGGCAAGCGTATCTACAAAGATAAGTGGATACCTACATCATGGTCAACCAACTCTAAGTACGAGTTTCGTTACACTAACAAAGAACGTGGGCTTCACAATCAACTAATAGTACCTGGTAGCTATTATAAATTTAACTTCAAGGATTCGGTTCTTATGACTGAACAGGGTGCAGTCAACGAACACGGCGCAATCCTAGAAGTCAAAGGCTTGACTAAAGTCAAGAAGTCTGCCTCACGTCAGACGATAGAATGGGAATACGATTCACAATCATTAGTAGAATATCCAATGAGTAAGGTATCAGAAGCTATGGTTGTAGATAGATACGATGACAGAAACGTATCAGCAATCAAAACGAAATTGGTTGACGGTAAGGTTAAGGAATATCTACAACTGAAAGACAGATATGTCATATACGTACCAACGTGGTTAATCAAGAACTTTGAAGAACGATATACAATGAAAGTTGTTGAACAAGATAACTTTGACAATGACGATTTGTTCTACGGTGTAGCAGAAGATACAGCGTTACAATCAGTAACAAACGAACAGTTTAGTTACATAGATAGAAGCGAAATGAATTTCGAAACTGTTGATTCACTATCTCAATGGGAAATTGACAATCCAGAGTATGCCTCTTACTCTTAGAATAAGGGGCTTACGCCCCTTTTTTTTATGCTCTTCGAGCCATTTCTTTTGAATTATTTGTAATAAAAAACTTTTCCTTCCAATTGTTGGATAAATAAACAGGTTGTTTTCAAAGTTTCAACCTAAATAATTTTAAGACACTTCGTGTCTATTTTTATAAATTTTTTTATTAATTAAATATTATTCAAATGACTTTAGAAATTCCAATTCCAGTAACGTTCACAATCAAAATGGAAACTGAACGTGCATTCATCGTAAACAACGTAATGCTAAAAGACAATCTATACATCAATGAAGCAGTTCTACCTAGAATGTATACCGACGTAACAGATGTAAATGGCAATGTGACCTCAGCTAATGTAGAAAAATGGGTGTTACAACAACGATACACAGAAGAAAACACAGTAGATGTTGACGCTCATATCGATGAATTACTTGCGGTAGTATAATCTATCGCAAACGGCCCGTTCGTCTAATGGTTAGGACGTCACCCTTTCACGGTGCAAATGGAGGTTCGATTCCTTCACGGGCTACTAAATTATAAATCAAAAATAATATTATGAACTATAGAAAAGCACAAATGGATAAGCACTTATATAAAATCTATCACAAGGTAAAACTACAACTTGATGCTATCTGTAAAGAGGCAGAAGATATGAATGTAGAAGAGTTTATGGAAGTATATGCATCTCTTAGAAAAGATGTTTTTGAAAAGATTGCTCTTCAACCAAAGAATCCAAACGTAGAATGAAAACAATGTACAAAGTAGTAACAGTAGACGAATTTGGACTATGTGTAACGCAAGAGGATGGATTTGAAACATCAGCAGAAGCACAGCAAGAGGCAAAGGAATGCATCGAAAGATGGGGAGAACAATTTGGTCAAGATTTTTGGGTAGAGCCTTACGAACAACAGCCATACAAAGAGAAAAGAACATATAACAATAACGCAGTAGATGGATGGGAAGATTTGTATCCGTTAGATGAATATTAAACAAATAGAAATTATGAAGACAATAACAAAAACTCTTTCAACAGGTATCACAACGGTACAGAAAAAACGCAATGGTCGTATCACAATCACCGTAGCAGATTCAAAAAAACAGCCAAAACTAACAAAAGCTGAAAAATATATTGTAACACCAATAGCATTGTTTGCTATTATAAGCATAGTTGGTGCATCTTTACAAGTTTACTCAACAATGAGTTGGACAGAATTACTGGTTTTATCACCTGTAATATTATTTACTTGGGCTGTATTCACAGCCGTAATTATAAATTTTTATTTATTAATCTTTAAATCTTAATTCTTATGAGAACAGAGTTAATCAATGACTTCTTAAATGGGTCATCAGTAAGTGACATCGGGAACGCAATAGGTGTAACTGGGTCATCAGTATCTTCTGCAATTAAAACTGCAGTAAAAAATGTCAAAAAGAACAAAGTAGTTCGAAGTGACAAAAACGTGTTCAATCGTATAAAAAACGATATATCAGCACGTGACATCAACAACAATAGAGATGCTTGGAAACAAGCAATGACATTGTTTAATGGAACAAAGCCACCAACGTTTTTACAACCTGTAACTACAGTATTCAAAGCTGATGACTATCGCCAAGCTTTTGATATTACAGAACGTCAAGGCAAAACATTGACTGCATATGAGGGTGCATTACTTATGTACAACACTCTTGTTGCTAACAATAAAATCAAAGTTTAATTTAACAGGGGCTTCGGCCCCTATAATTCACAATCACATGAAAGTAAATCAAAATCTAATCAGAGTTATGAATGTTCAAACACATTCATATGAAACACAACGTATGCAAAGGTTCATCAAAAAAGAACTTGCAAAACAAAAACTTGGTCATACCACAGACAAGTATGGAAATATATATGTGACCAAAGGGGACGCAGACTTATATCCAACAATGGTTTGTCATATTGATACAGTACACAACATAAACAACGATGTACAAGTTGTACAGCTTGATGATGTGCTTCTTTCTATTGACACTAAAACAATGAAACGATATGGTATTGGTGGTGATGACAAAGTAGGCGTATATATTACTCTAGAACTACTTAAACAATTCGATGACTTCAAAGCAGTATTCTTTCTTGATGAAGAAGTTGGATGTGTTGGTTCAAGCAAAGCAGACTTTACATTCTTTAATGACAGCACTATTGTTTTAGAATGCGATAGACGAGGATACAATGACTTTGTAACAAGCATCAGCGGTACAAAACTATCAGACGATACATTACACAATGACATTGATTACATTCTAGAAAAATACAATCGCAAAAAATGTATTGGTGGTATAACAGATGTTGGTGAAATTGCAGACAACAATCCTGTACAAGTAGCAAACATGTCTTGTGGTTACTACGACCCACATTCAGACAACGAATACATTATCATATCAGAGGTAGAATCAACAAAACAAATGTGTTTTGAAATACTGCAAGCAACAGCTAACAAAAGATATGAAATAGATTTGAATAAAAGAACGACATATGGAATAGGATATGGTGGTTACAATGCATATTCAGCAAGAAGTTGGGGTTATGACTACTATGATAGCTGGGACAATGAACCAAAGTATAAACCAAAAAACGAAGCATTACAAAACGCATATGCAGATTCTTTCAAAACAACAGCTAAATGTCCATGCTGTAGTGCAAATGAAGTTTGGTATGACGATTACGAGCAAGAGTACTTCTGCCTATCATGCCACACATATGTAGATGTTGAAGATAAAGATGTAAACATTGATGCTGAATATATGACCACAATCACAGATGAGGAATTCATAGAAGCAGATACATTGTTGTATGATGCAAGCTTCAACAAAGAAACATTCAAAAAAGATGTTGAACCTAAATTATTAAACAATGGTATATAGATATAACGTAAAATCAGATGACATAATATTATTTATGTTAAAGTACAGAGGGTTGCTTCCAGTAAATTCTATGAATGGCGCATACGGACACTCTGATTTTGAGTATGCAATCAGAGATAATTTCGAAATGTCAAGAATGCAATACAAAAGATTTATTGTACAGCTAAAACAAGATAGTATTATTTACATACAAAAATACAAACGTGATGGTTATGGATACTACAAATACCATTGGTTAGACAATAAAAAACTATTGAAAGATTACGATATAGCTGTTTCACCAGGAAATGATAACAATATAGTAAATAAAGTTGTTTCAAATAGCCTTGCTGGAAGTATCATTAATTTTGCTGATAGTATGCAAGACGATAAGCATTTATGGCAAACTGCATGTAATACAATATACAAGAAAGCTGTAAGTGATAAAAACGACAGGCATTTCACAATCAACGGTAAAGGTAAAATGACATACACACCTAAAGGTCGAATGACAGTAACTAATGAAGAAAAAGATAAATGGATGTCTGATAGTAGATATAGAACCGAAATAAAGTTTGGAAAAGGTTTACGAAAAATATTTGCTAATCAAAACATACCAGTACCAGACAGTGTAATAGAATATTTTGCAAACAAACTTAAAGGTATGTATACTTTTCAAGGCAACATAAAAATTGTAAAAGGTGACGATATAAAAAAATGGTATAGTGGTCAATATTACTCACGTGAAAACACAGAATCACTAGGGAATTCATGCATGCGTCATGAAAGTTGTGAAAATTATTTTGATATATACACTAAAAATGATGATAAAATACAAATGATTATTGCTACAAATTATGACAATAAACTAATAGGTAGAGCAATACTGTGGAACACAGATAGCCATGGGTTGTTTTGCGATAGAATATATGGAACGCAAATGACAATTGAAGCAGTAAAAGCTTATGCTAAAAAACTTGGAGCATATACTAAATATGAACAAAGCTATAGTAATACAAAAATTGTATCATCGACTGGTGAGTTGTTAAATGACGAAATACGAATAAAACTAAACAAAGGTGGATTTAAAAGTTATCCATATATGGATACATTAAAATACACAGACGACATCAATGAAGAAAATCAATTATATCTAAATTCAGAAGAGGGAGAATATTGTCTTGATTCAACAGACGGTGGTCCAAACGATAATTATGTAAGTCTACATTGTGGTGATAGAGTACATGAAGATGAAGCAAGATACATAGAAAGATATGGGGAATATTATCATATAGATGACTCAGTTTGGAGTCAACATCACGGTGAAAATATTGTATACGAAAACGCAATATCAATATATGAAAATTCAGATTATGCTTGGGACGACTGCGATGATTTCAGATATGTAGAAGATAAAGAAGAATATTATCATATGAATGAAGTAATATGGTCGGAATTCGAAGGAGAATACTTACATGATTTTGACGAATGTGTTATCCATGGATACATAAGAACAGAAAACTCAAAGGTAATAGTAGTAAATGATTCAGAATATACATGTCACAAACGCGTGGATGTTGAAGAATTATTAGAAAATGAAATTATAACAGAAGAAGATTATGCCGAATATCAAAGTTAAAACAAAATATGTATTAGTGAAAATAAGAGATTTCTTAATATCACTAATGCATTACATCATATGGATATTGCTGATGATGTTCATATTTCTTTCATGTAAAAGTGATTCAGGTCCGTAGGGCCTGTTTCATTTTTTATTAAACAATGTTCACAATCACAACAAGATGCGACTGTCACAATCACGGCACGATGCGACTGGCACGATGCGACTAAAAATTGCGACCGACACGATGCGACTCAAAAAACCCTCATATGTGGTGCAATTTGCAAGTAAAAAAACGTAAAAACATTAGGTTATTAACAATAAAATTACTAATTTAGTTAAAAATTATAAAATATGGCAACAAAAGATTATTTACACTCAGAATTACTGAGCGACAAAAGAAACGACAGAGTTTTTCAAAAAACTTATGCGACCATTGATAAATTTGCTAGGCAAATTACAAAAATGGAACAAGCCGCTTTTGATATTAAAGACAAAGAAACTATATCAAGAATGGAAGAAGTAAATGCAGTTTTATTTTCAGATGAAATAATAGAATTGGTAAACTTTGCAATACATAACTTTAATAAACGTAAAAATATATAAAATGGGAAGATATTATAATGGCGACATAGAAGGTAAATTCATGTTCGCAGTACAATCAAGCAACGCAGGAGAAAGATTTGAAGCTTTTGATATAGAGCCTCAATACGTAGAATATTGCGTAAAAAGAGAAAGTTACGGACATATTGAAAAAACCCTCAATGAAATTGAAAAAACTGGAGCAGTCAAAAGGGTAAATAATATGTTTGAAAATGTAGATGGATACAACGATGAAATACAAAAAAAATACAATGTGTCCGATAAAGACATGAGTGAATACGCTGACTGGATTTTAGGAAGTAAAATGAAATCATTCTTCGACGAAAACAAGGAAGAAGACTATCTTTATTATAACGCAGAATTTTAAAATATGAAAAAAACAAAAAACTTAGTAATACTAATCGCAGTAATGTTTTGCACATCATGTGCAACTGTAATAAAAACACCTACAACTAGATTTTATTACCCAACATTTAAACAATGGAAAAGTCTTAACAAAAAAGAAATGGAGATTGTAAACGATTTTACATTTAAAAAAAACTATATCGCACCCGAATATAGACAATTGAAAACAATTAAATTTAATAAAAATGGCAGAAAGCAACTTAAAAAAATCTACCTTAATAGATAGAGTAGATGACGGATTTAACTACTTTAATAGTTATAGGCTAGAAGAACTGAAGACAGATGACGTGTATTACATTGAAGCTTTAATGGAATACATAGAATTTCTTGAAAGCAAACTAACAAAAGCAGTAAAGAAAACAAATTGGACTGATGTCCCACTAAAATAAAAAGATATGTATGAAACAATGTATAAGGTACATATGTACTATGGTGGCGAAATGCCAAACAGAACAGTAACAACGCTATGCGAAAAGTCAGCACAATACTATGTTGAAAGTGCAGAGCATGGAGAGATAGAAGAAATTAAATTAAAAAGACATGGAGTATCTAAAGCAAGAAAATGAAGCATTAAGAAAGGAATTAATAGAACTTCTTGAGCTTACTATAGAAACGAACAACTTTTTACGAATGGTTCGTGATGACCTAAAAAAATGGGGTATAAATGACGATATAGAATACGTTGAACTCCTGGTGGAGTCAAGTAATGAAAAAATATTTAGACTAAAATCACTTATTTAAAATGGAAAAAGAAATATCATTAAAGAAAAAAAACAACACGATAATCATGGCTTGGAGTGATATACTTAAGCTTAATGACAAAAGAACATTACACGAAATCAATGGTGTTTATCATAGAAGGCTTTTTATATCAGTAGATGAAGAAAAAAACTATGAAGCATATGACACATCGACCGACGTGTATAGACCACTGAGTTCCAGTGAATTGCATAGATTGAATTTTAGTGATATAAATGATTTTTGCGACTACTTGTTTATTAAAAACTCTTACAAAAGAATAAAAAACAACAGAAAAAGTATGCATATAGCTATTGCAAAAAACAATCAAAAGAATAAAAAATATTATCACAAAATAGCAATTGAAGAAATAAAAACACTGCGTAATTTTTTGCATACTAACAAAAAAAGCAGTACATTTGTTAATAATTTAATATAATATAGTAATATGAAAACAGACAAACTCAAAGCCATGTACTTGAAATATGGGCTTTCAAAGGAAGATGTGTTTAAACATCAACACTACATCATCATCACCAGGAGCGGGATTGACAAAATCCAGGCAAGTGAAAAAATCACAATCACCTATGATGTAATCAATTGCGAAACTAACTTTTGCGTAATCAAAGCCAATGCAGATGCGAGTGGTAACACTATTCAAACATTTGGCTCGGCGCTAAAAGGAACAAATCATCGAGACGGAAATTGTAATACATGGTACGTCATGGAGATGGCAGAAAAACGTGCAATGTCAAGAGCCGTACTCAAGTTAACAGGGTTCTACGAACTCGGTGTATTTGGCGAAGATGAAAGCGAAGATTTCAAAAGAAAGGATGCGTCATGGAAGAAGTAAAAAAACAAGAAATACTTGCTAAGTTAGCAAATGACGAGCATTACTACGGAGATTTTGGCAAACAATACTTATCTAACTCAAACATAGGTACGCTTATAAACAACCCTAGGGCTTTTCTAGAGCCAATGCAGGATAATATAAACTTTCTATACGGAAAAGCTTTTCATGAACTCATGATGTTCGGGGAAACTCAACACAGTAACTTTGTGGAAGCATCTACAAGAAACACAAAAATATACAAAGAGGCCTCTTTAGATGCGGGTGGATTATTGTTTCTTAAAAAAGAATGGGACGATGTGAACTCATTAGTCGAGTCTACACTTAAAAACACAGAAGTTAAGAAGGTTTTTGACCTAGATAGCATTAAATTTGAAGTGCCAAACATAAGCATATTAAATCCTGGAGACACTGATTTAATGTGGAAGTGTAAAGCAGATATTGTGTCAGATGAATTTGTATACGACATAAAGACATCAAGTTCAATTTCTGGATTCAAATACAGTAGTAAATCATATAACTATGATAGTCAAGCCTACATATACTCAATGATGTTTCAAAAACCAATGAAGTTTATTGTCATAGAGAAAGGAACAGGTAATGTAGCCTTATATGATGTATCACATGAAGCCTACGATAATGGTAGGGAGAAAATGATTAAAGCCGAAAGGAACTACCTAAAATATTTCGTTAATAAGACTGAAAAACTAGAAAACTTTACTATCTATGGCGAAATATAATACAGAAGAAAAGATAGAGAGACTATCTATTAATATTTTTTTAATAATAATTTTAATTTTAATTTTTAATTCGTAAACAAATGTCAACACTTATCAATGCGTCGATAAAAGCTTCGGAACTGAAGAAAATCGACAAGAACAAAGTCATTAAAGGAGAAAAGGATAGCTATATTCCTATCACTATTTCTGTAAATGACGAATCAAGATACGGAAAAAACGTATCCATTACTATTGCCCAAGACCAGGACGAACGTGCTAGTAAGGCGCCAAAACATTACTTAGGTAATGGTTCTGTAGTTTGGACGGATGGAAAAGTAGTAAAAGGTCAGAAAGAAGACCAAAACAATGGGAGTTCTGAGCCTTTTGAAACTGTACCAAATAGCGCAGTATCAAATAGCGACATGAACGACCTACCATTTTAATTCAATTAAATCCCACCCTTCGGGGTGGGTTTAAATCTAAAGCATGACATTAAAAGAAAAATATAACGTATTGGATACCATATCTAATATAATAGTAAAAAAACACGAAAAGGAAAAAGATTTTTTGTTTTTAGATACCAGGAGAAGAGATGTAGCAGACTTAAGAAAGGTGTTTTTTTATATGGCTAAAGAGTTCACAAAAATGTCGCTACAAACAATAGGCGATTACTCTAAGTATAGAGGAAGAAAAAACCCACACAACCATGCTTCAATACTGTATAGTGTAGCAAGAGTAAAAGACTGGATGTCAGTAGATAAAATTTACAGACAAGAAATAGAAGATTTAAGAAATGAAATAAAATATTATGTTGATTACGAACAATATGTTTTTGACCAAGCAAATGTTTACAAAAAAAACATAGCCAAAAAAGCATATGAGGAAGAGGACATATGGTTCATCGAGAGGGTGAGTAAAATAACAGATAAATTATATGAAAACAAAAACCTAGCTGATATATTGGCAGATAAAATCAATGAGGTTATAACAATACATAAAAGAAATGAAGGGTTACATCAAACTACACAGGAGGATACTAGACTGGGAGTGGTATAAAGATTCCAATACAAAAAATATTTTTATACATCTATTATTAAACGCATGTTATGATGACTGTAGATTTATGGGACAGTCTGTATCTAAAGGTGAATACATAACATCTTTGTCTAGAATATCTTCTGATTTAAACATCCCCATAAGACAGGTAAGAACCGCTATAAAACGATTGGTTCAAACTGGAGAAATCGACACACAGACGACAAACAAATATACTAAAGTAACTATCTGTAACTATGAGAGTTATCAAGTAGAAGAGCGTAAGAAAAGTGTTAAAAAGACAAACAAACGACAAACAAGCGACACGCAAGAGACATACATAAATAAGAATATAATAAAAAAAGAAAATAAGAATAAAATATTTTTAGTACAATGTCTATCCGATTCATCTTGGGCTGAGGTTGTTTGTATGCAAAACGGAATTACAAAAATCAAACTAGATAAACTATTAGATGTATTTCACAATCATTTATTTGCAACCGATGAGTTAAAACACACTATAAAGGATTTCAAATCTCATTTTGTAAACTGGCTGAAGTACAACAAAAATGTGACTATGAATGAAAGTGGACCTTGTAAATGGAAATGGAAAGGGCAAAAAGTAAAAAGCGGTTCTATTGAAGAGCTAGAAAAAGATAGAAACTTTTTTGATAAGCCTGGTTTTGAGTTTAAAATTTTAGATAATGGAGAGCGAATTTAGAATAAAAGATTACAACATATACAAGCTAGATACAGGAGCAAAAAAATCAACGTGTCCTGTTTGTTCAGAAAGTAGAAAAAAGAAATCTCAAAAATGCATGATGCTTGATTGGGAGCGTGGACTTGGTACTTGTCAACATTGCGGAGAGGTATTACAGCTTCATACATATGAAAAAGAACAAGAATACAATTACACTAGACCTATTGTAAAACAAAATAAAAGTGGTCTACACGAGCGTGTAATTGACTGGTTTAAAACTAGAGGTATATCAGATGGCACTTTAAGTAAGATGAACATAACTCAAGGCCTTGAATACATGCCACAAGTAGGCAAGGAAGTTAATGTGATTATGTTTAACTATTTTGTAAATGGGGCGCTTATAAATATAAAGTATAGAGATGCTCAAAAAAACTTTAAACTATACAAAGGCGCTCAAAAAACATTTTACAACATAGATTCAATTAAAGGTTCTGAAAAATGTGTTATAGTAGAAGGGGAGGTAGATGCATTGTCATTTGTTGAAGCAGGGGTTGATTTTGTAATAAGCGTACCTAATGGGTTTACAGCAAAAGGACAAGTGAATCTTGACTACTTAACTGAATTTTACTCGTACTTTGACGACAAGACTGAGATATATATTTGTGTAGATAATGATGAGGCGGGTGAGAATGGGAAGAAAGAACTTATAAGAAGATTTGGTTCAGATAAAGTATTTCTATGTGACCTAAAAGATTGTAAGGACGCAAACGATTATTTACTAAAGTACGGAAAACAGGCACTTAAAAATGTTGTTCTTGATGCAATACCATGTCCGATTGAAAACGTCCTTAGAGTGTCTGATATGACGTCAGAGCTAGATGATTTTTATAAAAACGGGGTAAAGAATGGGTATAAGATTGGGCTGAGTAGTTTTGATGGTATATTTTCAACCTATACTAAGCAATTCATAGTCGTTACAGGTTTTCCATCAAGTGGTAAGTCAGATTTTGTTGACCAAATGACAATTGGATATAATATGATGTATGGTTGGAAGACCGCATACGCATCAACAGAAAATTACCCTCAATACCTACACGTAGATAAGCTTGTACGTAAACTATACGGAAGCACTCCTAAATATGAAGATACTACTAAAAAAGATTGGAAAGATTGCGTTGAGCATATTAATAAAAACTTCTTTTTTATAGATTACGAAGATGGATTTGACCTTGACAAGGTTTTAAAAAAAGGGGAGGAGTTGGTTAAAAGAATGGGAATAAGATGTTTAGTTATAGACCCATACAACAAAATAAGAGATAAGGATAATATGAATATGAGTATAACGGATTATACAAATTCATACTTAAATAAGATAGATAATTTTTGTAAAAAGCACGATGTGGTGTGTGTATTAGTTGCACATCCAACTAAACCTCAAAACGATAAGGGAAAGCTTATTGAGCCAACATTTTATGATGTAAAAGGCGGTGGCGAGTTTTATGACATGAGTCCACATGGTATATTGGTTCATCGTGATTACGAAAATGCGACTGTAAAAATAAAGGTTTTAAAGGTAAAGTTTGCAAATCTAGGGGAAAATCAAGCGCATGTTGATTACTGTTGGAACGTAAACAACGGAAGATACTCCGAAATCAAAGATGGAAACCCTATGTGGGATAACACAAATTGGGTGTCTACAAAGAATAATCCATACGAAATAACAAAAAGCTTGGATTTAGAATTCGAACAAGTAAAAATATAATTTTAATTAGTGGGAATAATGCCAGATATAACAATGTGTGAAGGCGAGGGTTGTAAAACAAAAAAAACCTGTTATAGGTTTACCGCAAAGCCGAGTCAATATCAATCTTACTTTCAAGGTTCACCAATAAAGAACAACGGATGTGATTATTATTGGAATAAAAATAACATAAATGGAACACTTTAAAACAAATAGAAATGAAAACAATTATTTTAACAACAATGTTGGTTACGGCAACAATATATCATGCCGACCCAAAGCAATGTAATGCTGACTATTTAACAACTGCATCTTTGAAAAAAATAAATTCACAATCACCTGGCTCACATAGATGGATAGCGGTTTCCAGGGACTTAGAGCCTCTTGGGTTTGTGTTCGGCGCAAAAGTATGCGTGGAAGGTGCAGGTGAAATGAATGGCGTCTGGACTGTAGAGGACAGAATGAATAAAAGATGGAAAAACCGCATAGACTTCTTAGTAGATTACGACATAAAAGGAGGAAAATGGGAAAACGTAAAAATATCTTTAGTGAAATGAGCTTGATTAGAAACAGTAAAGAAGTTGTAAGAGCTATAGATTTTACAGGAGTTCAGAACGGAGCCATACACCCATCAGATATAGATGCAGTGTTGGAGTTTGATAATGATATTTTAATACTGATAGAAGTAAAAAAACGTGGAAACGAAATACCAATCGGGCAAAAGATGTTGCTTGAAAGAATATGCTCGTCATGGAGAACAAAGCGTAGCGTAGTATTAAAGGTAGAGTACGATGATATTTATGATGTAAATGAAAACATTCCACTTGAAGCATGTTACGTAACACAATACTATCATAGGTACAAATGGATTAAAACAAAAGAAGATTATTATTTAAAAAACTTTTTAAATTATCTAGGAGAAAGATGGCAGAATAAAAAATGCAGATTTTAATGGAAGACAGCGGCATAGTAACATGTATTAGAAATAACATAAAGGTTTACCCAATTATACATGACCTCAACTACCTAAAGATAGAGGTGGATTATGATGGAAGAAAAAAACAAGGAGAAGAGATTTATAATTGGAGAACACAACAAAAAAAATTACAAAACAAAATAATAGAGTTATATGAAGAACTTGGGAAAAAAATACAAAGTAGGGGATAAGACTTTTGTCTATGATAAAAATTCATTGTCGCAATCATTCGACCTATACAGCTCCTACACGGACATAGAGTTTTTAGAAAACATAATTGATATACTACACTATGCAGTATATGTGTGTTGGGTTAAAGAAATTTCAAGCGACGATTGTTTGGCAGATGACGGAATTGTACATGAACTTGTACATCTTCTTCAAAAAAACACAATAGACCATAGCAATTTACAAGAAATTAGAAAAAAATTTAACGAAACTTTGACATTCTAAATTTTTTTTACTACATTTACTAAAAATAATGTTTAGGAAATGTTTGACTCTATAGTAGAATCGGTAAAAAATAAGTACACAGACAGGAGTATTAAAGGTGTTGAAAAGTACAATACTACTCTTGCTGACAACATGAAAGATGACTTTTTAAAGCATCTTCAAGAAGAACTTATGGATGCTACTTTATATATTGAAAAAGAGCTCACTGTAAAAGACAGAAAGTTAAACATGGTTTCTGAGTTTAATAAAACTTATGAAATTCCAACAAGAAAAATACCTTCTAGAATTGATGAGGACGAGTATGTGTTAAACTACAATCTAATGCTGGAGGAGCTTAACGAATACTTAGTTGCCTGTAAAGATGAAGATATGGTAGAGATAGCAGATGCTATTGTAGATATGATGTATATATTATACGGAATCATATTAAGACATGGACTTTCTGGAGTTGTATTTGATATGTTTGAGGAGGTTCATAAATCAAACATGAGTAAGTTAGAAAATGGCAAGGTTTTAAAAAGAACTGACGGAAAAATAATGAAAGGCTCTGAGTATTTTAAGCCAAACTTAAAACAGTTTTTATAATATGGAAGAATTAACAAGGTTTACTGAAAAAGTTTTAGGGTACAAAACTTGGAGTGAAAAAAAGAAAATAGATACGCTTTTGGAGTACGATTGTAACTTATATACTAACCTTGGCTCTGACTCATCAAAGACAGAAAGAAATGAAGCTAAAAAAAAGTCAAGATTTATTTACAGAGCTATAAAGCAAATAAATAAACCAGAAGGAGACAAGCTTTTATGGCATATGGATAAAGAATAAATGGAAAACTCACATCGTTATAAGTATTTAAGCTCTAGATTTAATAGAATGCACGATAAATTAAACAATGCATTTGAAGAGATTTACGACGGTGATTTTGAAGACTGCAAAAATACCATAAACTCCTTGATATATGACCTACGACAAACAAAAAAATCAATGGAGCCATGAAAAAAAGATGTTACGTAAGCGTAGATGAAGCTACAGCGCTAGGTATAAAGCCAAAAAAACCTCAACCAGGAAGAGTTAAGTTTAGGGTTTTTCTTAGCGGACCTCAGCAAGAAGAACTAAACAAAGTAAGGCATAGCGGCGTTTATGAATATTGTAAGCAAAGGGGAATAGATTTCTCTTCTGTAAAAGAATACTGGGACAAAACAAAAGAGTACTCTGTAAAAGTTCGACCAGATATAATCTCATACAATGATATATCTAAAAGAATTATAGATGAAATGGATAATCATTCTCCAAACTATCCTCCGATAGAAAGGGATTTGTTGTCTAATCCTCATTTACTTGTACTGGACCCAGCCGACGTGCACATAGGAAAACTTGCTACTAGCTTCGAAACAGGTGAGGACTATAATCAACAAATAGCTGTAAAAAGAGTAAAGCAAGGGATAAAAGGAATATTAAGTAAAGCAAGCGGCTTTAATATTGAGAAGATTTTATTAGTGATAGGAAATGATATACTACATATAGACACACCTAGAAGGACAACCACAAGCGGGACTCCTCAAGACACTGATGGTATGTGGTACGAGAACTTTTTAAACGCTAAAAAACTATACGTAGATGTTATAGAGGGTTTGCTTTCTGTAGCTGACGTTCATGTAACATACAACCCTAGTAATCACGATTATACTAATGGTTTTTTTCTTGCAGATGTTATAAAGTCTTGGTTTAGAAACTGTAAAAACGTTTCTTTTGATGCCAGTATATCTCACAGAAAGTACTTTAGGTATAATGAAAATTTGATAGGGACAACACATGGAGATGGCGCAAAAGTTCAAGACCTTCCTTTGTTAATGGCTGTGGAGGCTAAAAAAGAATGGTCTGGAACCAAACATAGATATGTATACACGCATCATGTTCATCACAAAAATGCAAAAGATTATGCTGGTGTAACCGTAGAGAGTCTTAGAAGCCCTAGTGGGACGGACTCCTGGCATCACAGAAAGGGTTATCAACATAACCCAAAAGCCGTTGAGGGGTTTTTACACCACCCCAAATACGGACAAGTAGCAAGATTAACACATATATTTTAATTATGGATTGGTATACACTCTCTTTTACGTTTAGGTGGCCTCACGAAGGCATGGTTTTAGGATTTGAATTATTTGACCCCTCTGAAGAGGAGCCATACAGTACAATAAGGTTTCACTTTTTGTTGGTAACTTTAAACTATGAATTCGGAAGTGGCGATAGTCCTTTTGGATAAATTTAGTTATATTTGCATATACCAAAGATTAGTTTTAATATACCTTACTAACCAATTTTATTTATTCTTTGTTATTTTGTTTTCATATTTAAAACCCTAAGCGACTGCCAAAATAGCTTAGGGTTTTTTGTTTAAATTTGTTTATGGACTACAAGAAAAAGTTGTTTGTAAATAAAGACCTAACAGACGAAGAGTTGTTTTTCGTAAAAGAGGCATTAGAGAAAATAGATTTAGAAGAATATTTGCAAAACTCCTTTGTTTATGTAAGTGTTTTTACTGGAGGTGGTTTGGAAATTGTCAGTATTAAAGATGATTACGTTTACTTAATTTCAAAAGAATTCAACATAAATAATAAAATGTCCATGGAATACCTAAGACATAAAAATAAAATAGAGCAAAATCTTAATAAAGTTCTTTATTGGAATGGGATAAATAACATTAAAAAATATGTCCCAGTAATATCTAATAATGGAATTAGTATTGAATATGCAGATATAAACGTGTATTCATCAAGTGTTGTGAAGGCTGTAAAGACTTTAGATGATATGCTTTTTGATGATTACATATATTTAGAAGATGTAGATGAGTAGATATAAAAAAGGAAGACAGATAACCAGGTCTAAAAAAACCACCATAGACGGCATTCAGTTTCAATCGAAACTAGAATCTCATATGTATTTACTTCTTAAAGCCAATAAAATACCTTTTGGATATGAGTCTACAAAGTTCACAATCATTGATGGATTTTATTCAGAACACTCTTCTTATGAAAAAACCCCTACAAAAAAATACCTTCACGACAGAGGTAATAAAAAAATACTACCAATAACATACACTCCAGATTTCGTTTGCACAGAAAACCCTCCTAGATTTATAATCGAGTGTAAAGGTAATCCAAACGAGAGGTTTCCTATGGTCTGGAAGCTATTTAAGCGCCATTTAAACGTGAAAGGTTGGTCTCCTGACCTATTTGTCCCTAGAAATCAAAAAGACTGCCAGGAAGTTATAAATTTGATAAAAGAAAAATATTACTAATTAGATAGAGAAGCTTTTCTTATTTCTTCTATTTTTTCTATTGCATGCTTTCTAGCTGCACCATTCATGTTTTTCTGCTCTTTTTCCCACCATTTAGCTATTTTTAGCTTATCAACAGTGATTCCTTGTTCATTTACTCTAAAGTCTAAATAAGCTTTAAAGAATTCGTTATTTATTCCCTTAATAGAAGGAGCTGACCTCGTATAGTTTTGCTCTATTTGTCGCTCTAGCTTATTTAAAAGCTTGTTCATGTCTCCTTTTGGTCCAGGAAGAACCAGGTTCATAGTTCTAGCGTGGTACATAAACTTAATTGTTTTATCTAGCTTTTCCTGTAGGGCTGGTGTATCTGCAGCTATATACTCTATTATTTCTCCGCTACCCACTCCTGACTTTCCTTTTCTAAAAGCACCTTCATTGTAAAGTATTCTAGCTTTTCTCCATTTGTCATACTGCTCAAATGCAACGCCATACATACCTAGGTTTTCTTTTACAAGTAAAGCAACCTCGTCACTATCTGTACCCATTCGCTCTAAATCAGCAGAAATGTATTCTGGAATTATTTCATCTCCATACATTTCATTCATTGCCATGTAAGCTAAATCATACAAAGGCTCTGGAGCTGGAATAGGCGATGAGTTTTGAAGTACATCAAAAGCTGTTTGAACAAGAACACTATAGTTATTTGATATCTCAAACTTATTTTCATATTCCATTGAGTGCTTGTATATCTCCAGTAAGGTATTGTCAAGGCCACTTGTAGATTCTCTCATAGAGTTTCTAAATCCTTCAAGAGTTTCTCTTTGAGCTCTAGGCATATCTGATAAGCTTTCTGCGTAATCAGCATCCTCTATATTTAATGCATCAGATATGAGTTTTGTCATTCCACCTTCATATCTTTTTATATCATCTTCATCAGTACCTAATAAACTAACGATACCACCAATAATTCCCATTGTGGTAACTCCATTTGTAGTCAGCTTTATACCGTTAAACACAGACACTTCATTAACAATACCCTGCATTCTTCTTCTAGCCTCTTCTCTTTGGACTTCTGGGAGTGTCTTATCTGTACTTCTAGCATATTGATTTGCAAAGTTTGCTTTTGCATTTAACATAAATTTACCCCAAGGGAAAATGGTTCTTTGAGCAAATTTAGTGTTATCACTAGCGTTTACAGCATAAAATTCAGCCTCAGAAGTTGGTTCTGTTTGCCTCATTGTTTCTGCTATTCTTCTATCTGCATATTCTATAGCCTCTTTGTTTGGGTTTTCGTTTTCTTTTGCCCACCAAGCACCCATATCTTTAGGAATTACCGCTCCTTGGTCTATTCTGTTTTGAAGATAATGAGACTCAAAAGCGGAGTTTGCAGCAGCTCTATCTGCATTAGCTAAAAAGAACTCAAGAGATAATTCTGAACTTTTAGTAACTGTGTCTAAAAACGAATCCACAGTGTACTTCATGCCTCTCATTTCATCTGAAAAAATACTACTATCTAGATTAAATTTACTTACATAGTAATCAAGTGGTAGTTTTGTTTTGTCTCCTATAGCAAATTCAGCCTTCAAAGCGTTACGCAATCCTGTTCTAGATTGCTTATATATGTTCGTAAGATGACCACCTCCAATAAGATTGTTAGCCCATTGCGCATATTTTGCAGTTTTTTGACCGTTTCCGACACCAGCCATCGAGTATAAAAACCTTGCATTAGCTAATTGTAAGTGGTTTTTTGCCCTTGCATCTGTTAACATGGGTATTGTTCCAGAAGTTGCACTGTAAAACTGAGATGCTGGTTGATTGAGTCTTGCAAGTCCTATCGCAGAAATAGTAGAATAAAACGCAGCTCCAGCTTTTTTGTAAGTTGAAAAAACGTTATTCATACTGCCGAAATCAGTATTTACATTTTGACCTTGACTTATCATAAAGTTGAAAACCTCCATTCTTGAGCCAAAATACTTTTTAACCATCTCATACTCCTTCGGATTCTTGAAAAGACCCTCAAAGTCAGAAGAGTTCACAATCATATCTATCTGCTCAAAGTCGCTTCTAGAGTTCATATCTATAAAAGAGCCTTGCATTTGTTGGTATGCTCTTTCGAAATAATTTCCAAAAGACAGTCTAGAGTTTTCAAGAGTATCATCCATTACGATATCTTGAAATACACCAGCTATAGTCCCGTAGTTTGACGAGCCCCCTTTATTGCTGCCGTCCGACCTGTCATTTCCGTCATCCCCTCTTCTAAAACTAGGGACGTAGGTCCCATCTACGAAATAAGTATCCTGTCCATCATAATCTTGCTTTCTTTTTTTAGCTTCTGCATGTGGAAATCTATCAGACAATCTATTTAAAGCGTTTACTATTGGGTCTTTAGCGTTTTTAGTTACATCTTCATATGACAAGGCGCTAGTTACACCAAGACGATTTAAAGTGTCTTCAAGCTGTCTGTAAAGAACTTCGTTCGTTGAGTCTGACTTATCTTTTTCATACTCTTGCTTTCTTAGCTCAAGTTCTTTTAATAAACTGGCTTTTTGTCTTTGAAACTCCGTATCGAGACCTGTTGTTTGGTCTGTTTCCCCAGACCTTCTTCTTAAATGAGCAAGAACTTGCATTTCATAAGAAGTTTCTAAGTTTCTTAAGTCTGTTGAAATCCTACTCTTTGGGTTTGCTTTGTTGTATGCCTTTATTTCATTAATAAATAAACTAGAATCTTGATTAATAAATTCCTGAGATGAGTTTATAGATGTAGCTACACCTCTATTAGCAGAAGAAACCAAGTCTATAAAAGGCTTCCCCTTACTAGTATTTCTAAATATAGCACCTAAAAATATGTCAGAAGTCATTAAGTTTTTGGGATTTAACTTTGTTCCTCCCATCATTATTTTTCTACCTAAATTATTAAGGTATGGATATAAGTCTTTTACAAAATCAATTGGCTTTTTATCGTTTAAAAGACCTGCATTTGGATTGTCTAAAATGCTTATTGGGCTATTATTATTTAAAACTTTTAAGTCGTTTATTGTCTCTTGAGCATCTAAAATAGTTTCTAGTCTAGCATATTTTGGTCTTTTACCATTTTGAACATCTGTAAGAAATCCCGAAAGTATCTTTTTCTGTCTTTTATCTAAAGAATTATAAAGACCTTTTGATAAGTTTAAACTCTTTATCCTAGATATGATATTGTTTGTTCTATCCTTATCCTCTTGCTCTAAGACGCTAGAATCGTCTTCTTTTTGCATGTCTGAAGAAGGGTCGCCTTCAATTTGCTGTGCATCTGTTTGCTCTAAGTCTAGTTCAGTTTGTGTAGGTGGTTTTTCTGTAGTTGCTTTTTGTTCTATTTCTAATATTGCTGCATCTACATCAAAATCAGCTTCTTCTGGCTGTGTCGTTTCTGCGTAATAATCAGATACGTTGTTAAAATATCCAGAAACATCCACATTCTCCTCTGGCTCTACCATTCGCTCTAGAACATCCTCCTTATATATCTGTGATGCTCGCTCAATAACCTTTGAATCTTCGCTTGTAAGACTAAAGGTTTCTTCTGGACCAGCTTCTTCTGAAAGCTCTGTAAGGGCCCTGTCTATGAGTTGTGTTTGCGTATCTTTTGGCAAGAAATAATAGCTAAGCTCGCTTGGATATTTCGTAAGAAGCTTTCTCATTTCAGCTTTCTTTTCATCAATAAGCTTTTGAGTTGAGTTTATTTCTTCTGGCTTTCCACCTTCTTCCATCGTCGCCTGAAAACCTTCTAAATCTGCGATACCTTGTAAGAAGTTTTTTTTGTCGCTAACACTCATCTGCTCAACTAACTCCTCTTTTCTTTTTTGAATGTTCAGTATTCGATTATCTGCATCTTGTTGCATCTGTAATGCGGCCTTGAATTTTGCTGTGTTTTTGTTTATTCCAGAAGTTTCCAGATTTGAAATAATAAAGTCAGCTTCAAGCTTGTCTTTAACAGCATCCATTTCTCCGTCAAGAGTTATTTTCCTGTTTATAGTTTTATTTGCAATTTCATTAGCGTTTGGAGTAATTAATTTACCGCCAACCGACATAGCTGAACTGCTAAATAAAGAATTTAACCCAGCGTCCTTAGCTAATTTAATTGCTTTTTTGGAATCATATTCTTCCAATCCAAAAGCAACTTGAGTAAGATACCCCGTATATGCTATAAATTGTTCTTCTGGGATTTCACTAGCGATAACCCTACCATCTAGGCCTGTGTATTTTGAAAAAGCAGCTATTAACCCCTTTCTATTTTGTCTTGCAAAAGCGTCTGCTAATTGTTGAGCAGATTCTTGTGTTTTTGGAATATTTTTGAATCCGTTTGCAAGTTTTAATTGCTTAAAGTATCTTCCAGTAAAAGCAGCTGTTATAGCTGTTTCCATTCCTGCTTTGGAAAAAGCATATGCTCTAGCCTCGTTGTTAGACATTCCAAGTAAGCCTTTTTCTTTTTCTGTCAAAATAGCTCCAGAAACCTGTGCTTGTTTAGCAGCGTCCTTAGCATCCCTAACTTCTTCAATACTACCGCCGTAAGTGCTGCCAAAAGTAACACCTAATCCTACAGAAGGGTTGGCGATAAAAGCACCTATATACGGTACTGAAGCCGTAAACCCTTGCATTCCATATGACAAAAACTCACCCATACCTCTTGAGTCTGATATAGAGCCACTGTATTCAGGCAGTAATGCCATAGCGTCTTCAACATCTTTTTTAGATGGTAAAGATAATTTTGATATAACCGATGGAGGGCTAAATTTTGAGCCTCCTACAACCACACCCATCTCTCCAAATACTGCAAAGTCAGCAGCTTCTCTACTCATTCCTAAGCCAACAAAAGCATCAGAAATACCCACTCCAAAATTATTGAGTATGTCTAATGTGTGGGCATATATTCCTTGAGGAACATCAACTAGTCCCCTTAAAAAAGAGTTAAGTCTTGGATTACCCTCGTCTAAAAAAGCAGTGTTTCTTTCTTGAGTTGTTTTTAATTTACCAACCAATTCATTAAAAAGACCGACGTCTACAGTATCATCTATTGAAACTTTTATGTCACCTCTTTGTATGTATCCAAGGGTTTTTGGAGTTGATATTAAATCATATACGTCTTGAAATGATGCTTGTTTATCATTTATCATTAATGAAGGAAGTGGCATATCCAGCATATCAAGTCCGCTATTTACTAAACCACCTACAATTTCTTCATCATGCAAATCAACCTGACCTAGGGCAGCACTTCGTTTTAGAGCCTTACCTAATAGTTTAGATGTATTTCTTTTTGATGTTTCGTATTTTTTTATTATTTCATCTATCTTTCGGTAAGTCGATTTAACTCTGTTGTTGCTTGCAATTTCTTGTTCAGATAAAGATGTCTGTGGGTTCTCTGGTAAAACAAGATTATCTGTTTTTACGCTTGATAACGTAGACATTCTTACCTCTCTCTGGTAATCAGCTTCTTGATTAATTATATCATTATACGCAGGCGATATATTACCTTTAAGCTGCTGTAAAGCAGTCATAAATAATTCTGGGTTAAATGTACCCCCTGTGTTAAATAAAGTAGAATTTTCCTGGCCAGTAAGCGCTTTAGAAAGAAAAGATAAATCTGATTCTTCTGGCTTATTCATTTGCCTTGTGAAAAGACGCATTCCTTCATTAATTCCGAATGGATTACTATCTAACTGGTCTGACATAACCTGAACAAGGTTTTGCTTTCCAAGAGCTAAATCCATTACAAATTTATTATGCTTTAAGTTTAGTGATTGATTATAATCGTCGCTCCTTACAGCTCCATACACAACATCTCCTAAGTCAGACATCAAGTTGATTTCAAATATGCTTCCGTCTGGTCTTGAAACTTTTAAGCTATTAGAGCCAGCTTCAGTCTCCATAGCATTATACCCAAAATCACCTAAAACATCATTGAAAGCTAATGCAGCATCTCCTTCACCCATAGTAAGTAAATCTCTAGGGAGTTGCTTTATTACTGGAAGTATGCTATTATTCTCGTCTAGTTGCTCTGTGTAGTATTCAGTAACTCTTGGCTGAGGTATATCCGATAAGCTAGTCGGCTCTTGAGAACCCGATGTTAAAGGAGTAGTTTCCAAGATGGATTGAGAATCCGTATCTCCTACCGTTGGAACAATTGCATTTTCCTGAAGTGAGTTTTTTAAAGTCTGAACTTGATTTTTTTTTTCAACCTTTACTTGGTCTACCCAAGTAGATGATAGTTTTTTCCAACTATTGTCATCTAAAGCTTTCTGTCCAGTTTTTTCATGAGCCCAATTAACCCAGTATCTAACGTCTGAAGTAGAAGATATTTGTCTAAGCTTTTGCTCGTTATATTTTTTACCAGCGTTGTCATAAAGAGAAACTAGATAAGAATAAACCTTTTCCTTGTTAACAGGTGGGTCTAGGTCTACTGATACATCGGTAGTAGAAGTCTCTTGAGCATCATTTGCGTCTTCAGTAACAGCTATGTCTTTACTTAATTCTTCAGGAGCTAATCCTTCAACTTGATTTTCTGTGTTCACAATCATAATTAATTCATTTCTTCAGTGTAAGCTTCAAATGCTTTAAGCCATTGGTTTGAGGCTCCGTTAAAATTACCATCTACATTAAATCCTTTTCCTTCCAATATACGTCTAAAAGACTTAGGCCCTTTACCTTGGTCCCATAATTTTCTATATAAACTTGGTAATTCATTAGCGTCAACCACATAAAAATCAGATACAGATATCGACTGTTTTTGAGCCATAGAACCCGTGCTAGCTCCAGAAGCGTTTGTTGTAGAGGTTGCTGTTGATGCTAAATCTATAGTACCCTCAATCAAAACTTGAGCTGCAGCGTTTTTCCCATCAACAACACCTTGGTCCATAAATAAAATGTTTTGTACAGATGTAAGTTTACCTCCAGAAGCTGTTGTACCTTTTAGGTCTTGCATTATTTTAGTCCTTACGTCATCTGAACTTTTTGTTGGTGTTGATGCGTAAACTATAGAAAACCCTCCAACGACATCATTTCTTCTGTCATATAAATTTTTAACTTGACCAGTTGATGCCGCCAACTGAGCTGTGCTGATTAATTGACCATTATTATGCGTAGCAATCGCACTCCTTGTATCGTTTGCTGACGAAGAGCTTCCAGATGAAAACTCATCTCTTCCTATCACAGCTATACCTAACCTATTAGATAAATAATCTGAATCAAGTGCATTTGAATTATTTATCCCATTAGCCGTAGATTTAGAGTAAACAGCTTGGTTGTAAGAAACTGTAGGTGGGATTCTTGAAGATGATTTTTTACCATCTATATACTCCTTGTAGTCTTTGTATTCAACGTTAAAGGATTTAAGCATATGGTCTCTTTTAAATGCCTTAGCTAACTCTCTTTGCTCTTCAGTCACCATTATCTTACCAGACCCGTCTGTTTGTAAATCTAAAGGGTCTGAAGTAAAGGTCAAAGAATCTCCATTCATATCATAATACTTTGGAAGAATTGTTTTTTGACCACCAACAACAATTTCCATCAGGTTAGAATCATTTACCTCAGCAGCAGTCCTTGGGATACCATAATCTGGCTGCCAATCAGCTCTAGCCTTCATGTAGCTATGAAGTATAGATATAACCTCGTCGTCTTTTGGGCTACCAATATAATTTTCCACCTGTCTAATCATGTCTGGAAAATTTTCTGGCTCAATAGTATACCCTTGAATTATCGTTCCGTTAGCAGTAGACCCAAGCTGGCTGTAAGGCATATTTGTAATCTGCCCTGTGTTTTTATCTACATAACGAAATCTATCGCCTGTAATAGATTGAAACCCCTTAACATCGTCTACTAAGTCGTATCGGCTTACTTTTTTAAGTGAAGGATTTAAAAATTCCGTTAAAGGTTGAGAAAATGTCTTATTTGTAGTTAAAGGGGCTCCCGTGTTTGGGTCAAACTGAGGATTACCATTTTCATCTCTCAAGGGTACTTCTTTTATTTTTACAACACTTAATACTCCATTTATCCTTTGAGTCTGAAGACCTTCCATAGACGGCCTCCTAACCATCATAGGACTTCCGTCTGGATTTGTTTTGATAGTTCCGTCAGCATTTGTTGCTGGTGAAACAAAAACATCGTTTTTTAAATTCGGGTCAGTATACCACAAATTGTTTTGATAATCAAATGATATTGAATCTAAATCTTCGTCTTCAATTCCCTTGGATATGTTTTTAATATTTTCATCTTGTAGCTTTGCCATATTAGACAAAATTCCAACTTCAGAATCTAATTGAGATGACATAGCCGAAACTTCACTTAAAGAAATTTCTCCTCTTTTGTTAGCTTCAAAGCCCTGAGCTAGTCTGTTTACTGCATCTCTAGCCCCTTGTTGAATTAGTTTATCGTGAGTAGTTATCCCAGTAGAGGTAATCTTAGAGATACTTTCAGCTAAAGAAGCTGCTTGTTGGTCTCTTCTTTTACCTATCTCCAGATTAATCTGAGCTATTTCAGAAGAACCTTGAAGAAGCATAGTTGCTAAATCTCCAAATCCTCCTAGTATTGGTTGTGTTACAGTTCCTCCTCCGTATGACATATTTTATTATTTTTTCTTTTTGGCAGTCCCAAGCAAACTAGTCTCCATTCCTTCTGAAGCCTTTATTTTATCCGAAGCCAAACCAGCACTTAAAGCCATGCTTCCTAAATCTTTTATTGCACTTGTTTGCATTTGCGTTCCAGCCATCTTTTGAGCTTTAAGAGATTGGAGTTCTTCCATCTTTCTTTTCTCTATCATAGCTCTCATATTCTGTTCTTCTTGAACTCTTACTTGGTCTGCTTGATATTCTTTATCTAGCATGCTAGAAAACGCCTTCATCTCCATGTCTTGAGTCTGTCCTAAACCCATAGCCATCATCCCCATCGCTTGAGCAGCGTCCATTCCTTGAGAAACATCAACTACAGCAGCTCTTTGTTTAGATGCTGCTACTTGCATTTGTCTTTCCGCTTCTAGAGATGGTTTTAAGTTTTCAGCTAAATTTGTTAGCTCTTGATGGCGAAACTGAGATAGTTTAGCCTCAGCTTCTCTTTTCATTTTTGACCCTTGGAAAAACTGAACACCAGCGCCAATAGCACCGACTCCCATTCCAATTGCACTCATTATAGCCATAATACTTTATTTTTTACAAATATACAAAATTTACATGTAGCTCTTAAACACCTCTGCGTTTGCCCCATAGAGTTCCACAAAACTTGTAGAATTATTATTTAATGTTATTGTTGCGTGATAACCACGTAAACCATAAGATTCTGACTCTGCGTTTTTAACAACAAAACAAAAATCGTTTACGGATGGTGTATTTGTTGAAGAAACAGTTGTTATCGTATTACCTGTAAACGAATCAATTACACCAATCTCTTGAGTGCTTCCATTATTGAAATATAGTACATCTCCGCCTATTGAGTCAGCGTTATTCGCATTTACCTGATTAGGCACTTGATTAGTAAACTCATACTGATTCGCCCCTGGAATAACTTGAAGCTCTCCTATACCAAGAATAGAAAGCTTGTTGAAATCAAGACTGTTACCTGAATTTCTTCTTATATGGGCGTATTTAAAACCTTCCTTGTTGTCAAATAATAAATTACCCGAACTACCTATAGCTCCAGCCTCTTGCTCTGATGATAAGGTAGCATACCAACTAGTAGAGTTTGTCTCTAACCCTATAGTTTTAAAAACCTTTACATCCGATGGGTTCTTGTTCGATGAGTATGTTACACTACATCCATAAGAACTCCCGTAAAAATTGGTTCTAGAGTCATTCTCGTCATGAATATAAAGCTCTCCTCCTTTAAATGTGTAAAAGTTAGTGCCTAAACGCTCCATCCACTCTGGTTCATATGAGTGAAAAGAAGTCCAGGCAGTGTAAACCTCGTCAAATGTTATTGTTCTTTGTCCTGCTTGTAGTGCCATATTAGTCGTCTATTATTGCTGGCCAAGTTGTACCGTCTGGAGTAAATCCTAGCGTGTTAAGTGAATGTGTAATCCAATATAGATAGTAATATTGCCATTGGTCGAATGGTTCGCTTCCATCAGGTTTTAGTGGTGCTGTCGTTGTATTTTGAGCTGCTCCAGGGCCATCTTGAATATTCATTTCATAAACAAATGTCGGGTCACTTCCAGAAGATAAGTTTGCTAAGTTTGCATTTGTTGCTGTCCAGTTAGCTGTTGTCCCAAATCGCATCTCCATCATAAAGTCTTGAAATCCTGATGGTGGTGTGCGTTCCAGAACATTAATAAAAGCTCCTCTATAAAATCCTGAGTTTGTTCCATTCAATGTTGAAACGGAGTTTCTTAGATTAGTTATATCTGTTGTTACGGTTGCATTTGGCGCAGCAGGAAGGGCAACCGAACCTTGACCAACGGCGTAAGGTGATGCTTCATCTTGAAAAGATAACACAATTACATTTGCAGCATCAGATGGGAAGTTTCCATTATTAGCCAAGTCACTATTCATTACCATTGAAAATGACCGCTCAGTACCGTCAGTGTCAATAATAACCTTATTGTCATACTCATCACTACCATTTGTTGCTGGGTCTGTATTTCCTTCAGCTTCAGTTCCATCTGTTGCATATAAATCTTGAAGCGTTGATTTTAAAGCTCCAGCAACCATTGTCTGCAATGGAATAAAAGTCCCTCCCATCGAACCTGTACTATCAAAAATTATATATATGTAGGTATCTACTGTTATTGCAAGAGCTTGAGTTGTTACGGTAGCTTCTGCGGTGCATGCTCCTCCCCTATCTACAATATATGTGAAACTATCGTTTAAGTCAGCCTCTGCTGTGTGAGTATATGTGATAGTATTATCTGCGTTTACTACTACAGTTCCGTTGGTTGGTTGTGTTCCTATAGTAATTGTGTATGGTGAGGGAATTGTATCATTAGCAACTACATTAATTGTTGAGCTTCCTCCGTTTGTTATTCCTGTTATAGAATCATCAACTAATACTGGAAGTTGGTCAATGTAGTTCCAAATCAAATATAATTTTTCACTTGTATTATTTCTGTTAAAAGTAAATGAAGTTGTGTTCTCCTCATCTCCATTAGCTAGTGTTTGTCCTGTAACTGATGGATATGTAGCTTGGTCTATAATATTTTGAACTGTTAAGTTCCCAGCTGCAGAAACTAAATAACCCAAACTATTACAATCATTAAAATCTCCAGTATGAATACCTGATTGTTTTAATGAAGAAAGCGTTACAGTATCACCGTTATCTGGAATAATATCACCTCCCATAAAACCAGATAGAGTTTCAAATCTTGTCAATTCATCAGCTTCAAAAACATCTAAATCGGCATTATACACATCTCCTTGAGCCCCATCGTGCTTGTATCTGTTGATAATCGTTTGGTTAGCCTCTCCTTGGTCATTCACTACAACCAATATTACTTCAAGAGTTTCTGGTTCTGGACACGTGTGTGTCAATGTAATAAGAGAAGAAGATGCTGGTGTTATTGTTACATCTGCAATGTTTGTTGTCTCAAGGTCTGTTGACGTTACAGGGAAAGTTACAGTTCCCGTCCCAGTAAGACCATTGTTGGTGTATGTGTTACCGTTGTAGATAACTACTATATCTATAGATGCTGATGTTGTGTATGCTATTGTAGCTGTACCTGCAAAAGACCCTAGGTTTAAATCGTAATTAAATGCTGAGGTAATTGTTCTTGTAAATGTAGAGGCACAATCTAACTCTAATGGAGCTTGAGGCATTTCCTCGTTGCCCATAGATAAAACATATTGATGATACTTTGGGTCAAAACCACCTATGTTAAAGTTTTTTTTATTATTGTATAAGTTTTCCTTAAAAAACGACTTCATTCCTGCGTATGATATAGGTGTTATTCCATCTCCACCAAGTCTTAAAACAGCACCTCTATTAGGGTCTGCAAAATACAGTCTACCCTCGTAATGACCAAAAGACTCTGGGTTTACAGAAATTCCGTATTCTCCAGAATAAGGAACATCTTGACCTAAAACTTTTTCTATTTGAGATATGCTTCCGCTTCCATCTGGACTGTTTAGTATGTTTTTTCCGTAAAGAACCTTTGAAACTCTATCTTCTTGAAAAACAATCAAGTCCGATTCTCTAGCAAAGAGCTTTTGAATAGAACCATATTTCATATCCATATACTTTGTTATCCCTCTACTTGAATTAAATTCATTTAATGTATTATAACCAGTGTTTTCGTTGAAGGCTCCGCTATATATAAGTTTATTTGCGTCTTCTTTTCTTTCATAACCCTCCACTATAGCTATGTTTGGCCTAGATTTTATATCAAAAAGAGCCTTAAATCTATCGTCTTTTACTCTTATTGATTCAGCGCCATTTCCAAAACTAAAACAGTTACCAAAACCAAGCACTGAAACAGCTGGGTTTGTGGTTGTTTGGTCTTGCTCATTACCTTTATGTAGACCATTTTCAATTAAAAAAGTCTCTTCAGTTTCGTAATAAACCTCATCATCTATTTCGGTTGGCTCTGTTTCAAATATTAAAATTCCGTTAGTAATAATTAAATCTATATTACTTGTCAGATAAGACCTTTCCAAACCACTTGTTCTTTCTGTTGTTGTTACATTAAGCAAAGTTAAGTCTCTTGCTGCATCTGCCTTGAAAAAAGTTAATATAAAATCATCACTAGGATTTTGCTGAAAAGACTCTATTCTAAACCGAACGGCTGTTGGGTCTGGTCCATAAGCCAATTCTTCGCTAGGAAAAGACGTTTCATTTTCCATCCACTGAACAAATGTATTAAGCCTTGTTGGTGAATTAGCAGCACAAGTGTAATTTCCGTTGACGGCAAATTTTCCGTTCCAATTAAAATTATCACCTATCTCTTCATACTTAAAGTCTAATTTTATTTGCGAGCCAGTATTTAAATCTTGATTTATAAATGTATTGGAATCTCCATCTAATATCTGAAGTATACCCTTGTTTTTGTCCCCATAACTCAGGAAACTCCCAAGGACTCCACCAAGCTGAAAATGCGGTAGATAGTGATTATTATATCCGCTACTTGTCCTACTTTTCTTACTTCTTTTATTGTAATTTTGAAAGTTATTAGGATTGAAATCCATATTAAAATTAAGTGGCCTAATTTTCATGTAGGTTCCTGATTTTTCAAGCACATCATTATCTGGTAGCCATCCCTTTTCACCTTGTGGTTCGTCAGCAGAATTTTTAGTAGTAACCTCAAGAACCTTGCACTTTACCTCTTGGTCTAAAGGGCCGTCATCATCTGACTTTACAATTAAAACTGTACCAGCTTCTACTTTTCCTAAATTTGCACCCTGAAGCAAAACCCATCTATAAAGTTCTTCTTCATAAAAAATACTTGCATACATTGTAAAGTGCGGTGTTTTATTTACCTTTACAAAATACTTGTATCTATTTGCCCAATAAGGAGGTGGATTTGATATAGAAACTTTTAGCTTATTTACATCTACACTGTTTTGTATAGGAACAAAAACCTCACTAGAAGATTCTCCTAAAGATTCTTTTGGAAGTAAAACACTGGAATATCTGCCATATGAATCTAAATAAACTAAACCAACCTCATAGCTTCTAAGAGATTTCAAAGAAACATTACTTGAATCTTCTCTTATCGTTGCAACATTGTCTGTTTTAAATTTATATGGTTCATCTATATCTGTAAAATCATCGTCATCAGTAACGGCAGGAGTGTTGTCGACTGTGTGTGTTAGAGTAGGAGCTAAAAGCGTAAAAGACGTTTGTGTGTTTGAGTCTAAAACAAAGTCTCCGTACTCTGTGTCTGTAACATCATCTGGTGGAACCGTATTGACTACTGCAGAAAAAGAGCCGCTTAAAGACGTTAAGAAGTCTAAAAACTCGTTAGATAAAACTATATCATCAAAAGAAGTGTAGTCTTGTGAAAGAACAAAAGCTCCTTGCACATCTCCCTCTCCTCCAAAGTATTGGTCTGGAGCTGTACCCGCTTCATCAGATTCCAATAATAAAAACACAGATATAGTATTTCCTTCTTTTAATTCAAATCCATCAAAATCAAAAGTTATTTTAGTGTCACTAGATGTTCTTGAGCCTTCTATTACTTCTCCATCTTGTGATGTTGATTCAACAGAAACATTATAATTTATTTTTATAAAATCATCCGAACCTTCCTCCTCAAGTAAATCATATTGACTTGTCGTGTTTCCAAGAACTATTCTGTCGTTAATTATATCCTGAGCTTTTGCGGTTAAAGGAACATCATCGAAGGTTCTAAAAACCTCATCCTGTGGTAATGTTTTGTATATTTTTTTATTAGCAAACTCATAAGTTTGATTAGTATTATCTAATATAGAGCTTTCTTTTTTGTTTATATTGTCTATAATATATATTGTTGGCTCTACTGGGTATTTAAAAAGCAGTTGAATGTCTGTAACCCTGTGGTCTCCACTGTTATAGGTTAATCTGTATCCATTAAAAACATTTTCCATTCCATTATTTTCCATAGAAGCAAAATCTATATCAAATAGCTTGGGAGAAAATTTAAAGTAACTAAACGAAGAACAAGCAGAGTAACCCCCGTCTAAATACCTATATCTAGTTGCAAATGCAAAAAAGTTTTCTTTGACAGCGTTTTCTGTTGCAACTCCCGTATTAAAAGGAGTGACTTTAGGTGCTTCAAATGGTGGTTTTTTATACAAAGAAATATCATCTTCATAAAAATTGTTCAATCCATATGACTTTGACCTATTGATATCAATCATTCTAGGCTGGTTTAACCCATCCGTAAACAACAAAAGCTTTGATTTTTTTGATGCGTTGTATATAACATTTACACCAGTGATTTTATAGTCTTTACTAAACCCTAAAACTTGTTGGTCACCAATCCTTTCGTCTGCTAGTACCTGAGATGTAATTTGATTTGTTCGGTCGTACTCATATATGTATGAAAATCCATCATTATTAACGATAAACCAATATATCTTTTCCTCTGCTTCATCTGAAATAGAACCAATACACTGTGGATTGTTTAATATATTAATGTTAGTTAATTGTATATTTCCTTTTTCATTTTCAATAGCACCTGCATCTGAGCCAGCAGTATTTAAAACACGAACGTTTTTAGCATTAATGTACTCGCCATTTTGAATAAGACGTTCATCAACGTCTTTATTCATTTTACCTGTAGAAAATAAATTTTGTATCTTCATATTACTTTATCCACTTATCTCTTCCTCGTAAAATCTGAGTAAGCTCTCCTAGCTTTATAGAATTTAATCTAATTTTAGTATTTCTTAACGATGCTGAAGCTTGCTTCTGAGCTCTTCTTACGATATACTCTTGAACTCCAAACTTCTGCTTTAATATGCTAGACACTAAGTAATCATACATAAATGTCTCTGCTAATTTATGAACTTTTATTTCATCATCAGCAAGGCCGTATATCCCGTCAGACACATATTCTATAACAATCTGCTTACCTAACAAATCTGAGCTAAATAAAATAAAGCCTTGATTTTTATCTAATACATAGCTACCGTTATTGTTAGCCGTAGAAGTATCCATTCCAAAATTTTGCCCTAAATGATTTGGGTTTGCTTTTTTTGGAGCAGAAGATGATTGATTGCTCCAGTTAGTCTCTATAACAGGAGTTCCTGTAAGAGCATCATCATTATTGTCCATAAGAATATTTTTATGAACCGTATTGTCTTGTAAGTAACTTGTTGGAGTAGCTGTTCTGTGGTTAGGCATTATTGGATGAGTAAGACCCTTATCTCCCACAAATGAAACTTTTACACAGCTAACAAAATCATGAGGCAGGTGCATCTTGAGCGTATCAGGAAGTTCTGCTTCAAATTGCTGAATTTCCCTTAATGCATCATAATGAATCTCCTGAAGACCTCTTTTTGCGTGGAAAATAACTTCATTTCTGTCAGCTTTGTTTATAACCTTATCGTCTCCTACATATGTCAGTAAAAAGTTGTTTATAATGTCCCTTAATAAAAGATACTGATATGTACCCCAGTTTTCATCTCCAGGGTTGTTTCCGTTGTTTTGATAATATTCTCTATGGTCTATATGTGTTCCTATAATTGGCATGCTCTATGAATTTTGTTTTGCGTATTCAACTTGCTCTTGCTGAGATGTAACCTGTACCACGTCAGCTTCCCTGATACTTAGGCCAGCGTATTTACATATCTTGATTACTAACTCAGTTTCATCTTCTTCAGATATTTCAAAATCTGTTGAGCTGTCTGCGTTATATACTGGGTCTGAATTAATGGTTACATATCCCCAGTTTGGGTCTAAGGGCTTTCTTATATAATTTGCTTGTACTAAAGTTTGTATAGATAATGGACGAACAAATATGTTATTACCAGAACGAACATACACAGGGTATGTTACGGTTGGTTTAGTGAGATTGCTGTTCACAATCATATCAAACTTATGAGGCGCAATTGACTGAATAATCCTTCCTCCAGTCATTGATGTGTCTGTTCCAAATCCACCTCCATAAGTAATATTGATAAGCTTATAAAGATTTGAAGGTAGCTGAAAATAATCCTGTTCTTCACCTAAGCTAGGGCTATTCTGGTCGTTGTACGTCAAAGCAGTGCTTGCGTAAAACCTATCTATCTTATCTTGAATATGCTGAACTGTGTCTCCATAATTTAAAGCTTTTTTTCTTGAATTTTGCAGGGCTACAGCCTTAGAAATGTCTGAAAAATAAGATTCAAAAATCTCTAGTTGAGCCTGCTTAGCAAAATAGTTAAACTCAGATGGCGACACATATCCTCTGTTATCTTTGTTCAGCAAAAACATAACAGTATTTCTTATGCTATTTATCATAGGATATATTTTCTACAAAAGTACAAAAAAAAAGAAGTCACAATTTGTGACCCCTTCTCTCCTTTCACGGTGCAAAAAAGTAATTACTTTATAATTACAATTTATTGGTTATGTTTTGTAAAACATCTAATCCCTCGTCTGTCTTGAAAAATAAAGCTAAAGCACTATAAACGTTTTCTCCATAAGGAGCTACGATTATCTGCTCTTTTTTATTATCTCCCCAAACAACCGTTCTATTGTCTTGTTTTATATGAAGAATGTTCATTTCTACAGCTCTAACAGCTAGGTTTCTTAGCTTTAGATTTTCATCGTTAATTAGATTCATGAACTCAGATGGGTTTTTCTTAGCCCAAATAATCATATCTCTTCTTAATTCTGAAGATGTCATAGATGAAATATTTCCCTTCATAACAACCCTAGCTATTGCCTCAAGGTCATTAATGTCAAGATTTTTAGCTTCTACTTGAGCATCAATTTCATTGTAGATGTCCTCAACCTCTTTGCTAGCTTCTTGCTCTTTGTCTAATTCGAAAAAAAGCTTGTTAAACTGAGGGTGAATCATTAAAAACTTTTGAAGATTAACATTCCAGGAAGGAACTATTAGTGTCCCGTTTTCAAATGTAACAGGTTCAAGAGTAACAACACCATCTTGCTCATCCACAAAAGGAGTAAGCTGGTTTGTTGCATATCTTAAAGCTCTGTTTAAAGAACCATCAAAATAAGTAAGTGGTCTTCTTGATGTGTGTTTGACTGATATCATCAGTCTTATAGGAGAAGAGTTTCCTTTTAAAATGAATACTCTGTCTTTTTGTTCTAGTTTTGGTAAAATTGAGTTATAACCAAAACTTTTTGTTGCAGTTTTTGTTGCCATTATATTTAATATTTAATTTGATTTAAAAAAAAGGAGAGGGGCTTTAATAAGCCCCCTCCTTGTTTAATACTACTTCAATAACATGAAGTTGTTAGCTCCCATTGTACAAAGCGCACGCTCTGACAAGAAGTGAACTTCCATTTTGTCGTCTCCGCTTGTTGCGGCTCCTCCAGCAGAACCAACTACCCAAGACTTGTACTTTCTGTCTTCAGTAGGTGAAACTCGGTAACGAACGTGTAAGAATGGTCTCTTAGCGTTCTCTCCAAGTACTTGGTCGTAAACTGTTACAGAACCAGCAGGTACAACGATACCGTCAATTCCTCCAATGTTACCACGAGTAGTAGCATCGTTTAGGTATTTCCAGTC